TTGAACTGCATTAAAGTAGTAATAGTCATAATCCCAGAAATCAGGAAAGCTAACTTCATTTACACGTTTTACCACTGTATTACCTAACTTATCAGTAGTAATATGGTTAACTATTCTAGATATAGGACAATAGTTTAAATAAAAATAGTTATATCCACTGATAAAGTCTCCATCATCAGCAGTATAACCATTAATACACCTATCTCTTTCTTCATCCCAGAATTTATAAAATTCTGTAGTTCCTTCTGGATACGTACAGTATTGTCCTGTCTTTATAAACTATAAAGCAGGGCCTCTAAATTTATTGGATGACTTAATCTTCTTATTGAAGTCTACCATTCTTGTTCTTACTATTTGATGAGATTATTTAAAGCTTCTTTTATAGTTTTCCTGTTTTGTTTCTCTAATTCTCCCAACGCCATATTCCACATTTCCAGATTAATTGAATACTCATCAAGTTCGTCCTGCATAAAAAAAGTTACATTCTTACCTCTAAGTTTATCCATATTAGTACGCTTTATATTTAAAAGGGGCGCGTTTCACAACGAACCCCCTTCTTCATTTAAAAAACATGTTTAACATATGTTGCGGACCCACGACTCGAACGGGAACTTATGATTATGAGTCATACGAGATGCCTTTTCTCCAATCCGCAGTACACAGGCTTATACGTGACACCTGTCTAACACGCTGGCTTACGATCCAGTCCTTCATTAGCTGTATTTACTATTGATCAGATAGTAAGTGACTTAGGAAGTTACGTTGCTCCTCAAAAGCTTCAATATTTTAAGTAGTTTACCAGTACGGATCGCACTTCTGCGCCCAAATCCTTTAGTATTTAATGTGCAGTTTGAATATACTACATTACAGTTTTTCCGATAAACTACTTATAAGGAGATTTCCAGTGACTGCAACTCAGTTTCTTAAGCTGAGGTTTATACGCCTTATATTTAGTACTCCTTACCTGGGCTGATGTTTACCCCAGACTACCTGTTCACGATAACTACCTATCCAACAAGTTTCCTTCTGCTATTATAGTTTCAAAGGACTAGTATTTTAAGCAGTCTGCTTGCAGTCAGACTGCATTAATTCTTTCTTCCAAATATAGCCTTTACATGTTTTAGCTCTACCATTACAAGCTCTTTGTATTGACTTATAATCAGTATTCACAGATTTTGCAGCATTGTGCATTCCCATGTGAGTAGCAACTAATATATTATCCAGTGTGTACTGATAAACTAGATACTTTGTAGATGCTATTCTTAATTTTTCCTTCTGTTCTTCTGACATCTTTTTACCTTTATTGAGGCTTACCATTCCTTTAATCCAATTAGAATTTCCGAAATAAACTTTACCATTTCTATGTCTTTCAACTAGAGTAGCTTTGTTCTTTTCATATTCTTCTAACCATTCAGGAATTTTAGACTTTTTGTCTTCTAGTTCTTCTTTAGTAGAAGCTGCGATAAAATTATTACAGAAAGGATGAATATAGGTATTGTTACACAATCTACCAATATTAGAACGACTTAATTTGGTAATAGAAGCCGCATCTTTTATTGTCCATGCATATATGTAATACTTTTCTACAAAATTGTATAGATAAACTCGCTTACCAAAGACTCCAGATGCAACAAGTTTTTTAGAATTTTCAGATACTTTCTTTTTCTGTTCTTCTGTCATTTTAAGACCTAAAACTCCAAAATCACCACCTTTAGTGCAGTTATATCCATCTGTATATGCGTTGTATTCTTCTATGTATTTTATTTCTAATTGATCCAATTGTTTAATTAGATCTGTATTAGTCATATCTGCATCCGGAATAAATGATTCTAATATATCTATTGTGAAGTTATGAAAACCATATTTGTTTATTGCTCTATAAATAGGTAAGTCTAATTTACCGTTTTTAGCATTTCTCATATGGTCTTTTATTCTTGATCTAATTTTAACACTTTGACCAATGTAGCATTTACCATTTAAGTTGTTTTTGATAATGTATATACCAGCTAATTTTGGATCTATATCTCTATATGTCATATCTGCAAGTTTATATGAATATTGGTTGGGGAGGTAGGAATCGAACCCACTCATACAGAGGTTTAGAATCTCCAGCACTACCGTTATGCAACTCCCCAGTGCACGTAGATATATTTTAATTGCCTCTACGTATGGCAAATGTATTTAGAACCAGCTAAATAGTCTTTTATACCAAGGTTTCTTAGCTACTACTTTACATAATACAGTATCTACTTCTTTAATCTGTTCCCAGAAATCTACTGCGTCTTTAGTAAGATCAAGAGTAATAATCAATTTTGTTCTCATAATTTGTTCAATTTACTGTTAAAACGTATTGTTTAATTTAGGTTATAAATTAATGTATTATCTTACCAACTCATAAGGATTAACCTTAGCATCACCTTTAACTTTACCCATAGCTACCTCTTCAGCCTTAACCATATTCTCTAGAGTATCAATACTTTTAAGTACGTTACCTACAGATGTCATACCAGCCAATAAGTCTTTAATTTTCTTCTCATCTAGAGTATCGTCAAGCGATTCTTTATAGTACTTACTGATGCTATCTAATTTCAGTCTCATATTATCAAGCATCTCCAGCGTACGAGTATAACAGAATGCTTTATAGTCGTTTTCACAGCTAATCTCTTCAGCAGTAAATTGGTAGTTTTCATCACCAAATATTTCTTTTTTTAGCTTTTCCTCTCTACTATCAGCTTCCATACTCTGAACATACGGACTATTCCATTTATTCATAAGTACTATATAACTAATTACTTTAGTGGCGTGCTCTTTATCTGGCTTATCAGCATCCCATACTCTTTTAAAGCATGGGATACCTAAAGCATCAGAATGAATAACTACTTTTCCTCCAATTATATCAAATAGTTTCATTAACTTCTATTTTCTTAGTTAAGCTTTCAAACCATCTACTAATGTCATCTTTAGCTACTAGATCAGTGCATACTACTACTTTAGTATCATAATCTACACCATTCCAGTTAACAAAGTGTAGTATTAAATCTCCTTTGTTGTAGTCTACTACTTCAGTATCAGTAACTACTTGACCTGGCTATTCAGCAAAGAATGCACATCTAATATCAAAGTCATTAGGAGTAATCTTAAGAGAATTAGTTTCTACGTCATATAGAAACTTGTTTCCATATTTATCTATTAATAATTTATCCATATTTTAGTAATTATCCGACGCCTTCACAAACTGGTTCACAACTATCACATATTTTTTCCCCACTATTTCTGTTTCTCTCTTTTTCAAGAAACTCCTTCTTACGTTCGTAATAATTGTTCAAATCATTATTATTAATAATAATGATTTCTCCTTTTCCTCCGCCTCCAATACGATACATGAGTAAAACAATAGCACCTTTTTTTACTTCATATTCCTCACCTTCTCTTACAATAATGCCGTCTTCTTCAATAAACCACATACGATCTATATCATAGCTATGATCTATATGATCTACGTCTAATTTATCAGTATCTAGTTTTACTAGAGCATTTCTTTTAGAAATAATATATTTATTCATAATGTCTAATTTTTAATCAATTCTATAACCTAAATAATATTCTTTACTCAGTCTATATAATATACTTTCAGCCAACTACTTTGGTATATTAGGATTTACATAATCAGGATTAATCTTGTACTTTTGTAGTATCTTCTAGAACTACGCTATCTCCTTTTCTAGACTCTGAGTTGTTATATTGCTGCGTATATTTTTCATATAATTTATCACATAAGTAGTCTATCTGATCTGCTCTATCAAGTGTAGCTCCTTTGTTAGTATTATCTATAATCATATCTGTTACTGCATCTAACATATCTCCACTAAACTGATCATACATAAGTTCTCCAGATAGTATCAATTCTTCTACTTTATCAAATAGCTTCTTCATTTTCTTTGTGAACATAGAACTGTTTGTACTACCTTTTTCTACGTTCCACATTGCTATACTTTCTTCCTTTGTCATTGTTTATTAAATTTAATTACGCTGCTACTAATGCAACTTGCTGCCCAGCCAAGTAAATAAGCATAGCACTCATTTCTACTGAAAACATCTGCTGATAACCCAAGGCTATCGAATATATAATCTGTAACATGTGTTGCTTCATGTGGTATAGTATTTGATAATTCTTTATCATCTAACCCAAGTATAACTACTAATACACCAGCTTTTCCAGTATTTTTATGTATTACAGGTATTGTTACAGCATTGATAGTACCAGATTCATATTCTTCTATTAAGTCACTATAAGCGTTAGGATTCTCTTTATTGAAATCAGTTATATCACAAAATATAAATATGTCATCTAGATCTTCAATATTATCGGTAACCCAAAGTAATCTAGGATAAATTACAGGATCATATTTATTAATCTTTCTTTTCATACTGTTTCTTTAACTTAATTTTACCTAAATATGTGAATCTGATAGCTTTGTCTTCCATATTTGTTATAGCTTCATTAGCAAATCTAAATGGGCTGTTACATATAACTTCTATAACATGATAAGGCAAATTATACTTATTACTTAACTTAGTATATATACTTGGTTGATTTTTCATTGAGCTTTACTCTTTTATAGTATTTACATTCATTGAGAGTAATAGGTCCACTGATAGTGTTTGGTCTAATTATATTGATTACATCTGCTATATCTAACCAACTCTTAGAGTAATGTAGATCATTAGCTATGACAGTTAGTTTATTAGCTTCTAATTTACTATATTTACGTATAGGCTCATATATAGCTGTATCATTGTCAAAGTTTCCATTAATACTTAGTAACTCCGTTTTTTGAGTAATAAGAGTAAACCTATTATATGGCAAACACTTATTCCATAAACTATACCAGGCTTTCTTAAGAAAATTATAATCTTTCCAAACTATAATAGATCCAGGCTCAAGCATTGTTGATTGTATTTTCATCTTTATTCAATCTTAAAATTATAGTTATCTGTACTCTATCACCGATTACTTCTGGTATTAAAGCCTTATTGACTACTACTTCATCTTCAATTTTACCTTTCACAAGTATACCAGAATTTTTAAATTTAGTAATGTATCTACTCAAGTTATCTGGAGTAATACCTAACGTTTTTCTAATATACTTCCTATTTTCAGTACTAATTACATTCTTACTGATATTAGGGAGCTTCGGAGTATTTATATCTATTTGTATAAATGTAGATAATAATTCTAACTCCCTATCAGTAAGCTTAAGTATACCATTAAGGCTTCTTAGAAATTCATTGTATAAATCGGTTTTAGAGACTCCCTTAACCAATTTATTCATTTTCTAATCTAGCTTTAACGTTATCTGCGAATTTAATCAAATTATAAAGTACAGTCTCAGCCTCTACCTTAACACAAGGTTGCATTTCTCCTTTTTCAAACTTATCTTGTGTGTCCTTAAGATTCTGTTTATACTCTTCAATCTTCTCATTTAAGAAGTTAATAGTTTCTTCGATTTCTTTAGAAGAAGATACCTTGACCATAATTTCTTTTTCAACTAATTCGTCTGCTGTTATAGGATCTAACATAGCTGATCTGAACTTATCACCACTTGTAATATCAAGAGTATATGCATCAAGTTCTTCATCGTATGTAAGAATATCGCCTTTCTTAAAGAATCCGTCTTCTTTTACTACTTTTAAATTTTTCATCTTTCTAACTTTTTACAGGCCCACAATACAAATACACCTATTAATATTGCTAATAACCATTGTTTTTCTTCCATATCACTAAAACGGTTATGTTAAAAAATTGTTAATACTTTTTAACATTTGTTAACATTTAAAGTATATACAAAGAAAAACCCCAGCCGAAGCCAGGGTTTATTCACGATGATATGTATAAATATTTATTATCTACAAATTGCTATTACGTCATAGGTTTTGACTAATTGACTATTCTTGAACAAATCGAAGTCTTTAGCAAATTTCTTATTATATACTACCTTATCTCCGATATTTAATTCATCTTCTTTATATGAAGACGGCAATGCTAAAACAATGCCAGTAGCCCATTCAGATTCTACTTCCTTTGTTTCTGTCTTTGTTTCGTACTTGTTATATCCTTCTTCATCCTTCTCTCCTGTAGGAATCTGCTCTGTAATTTCCTTAGTAACCATAATAGGATCTAAAGGCTTCACCAATGCATCCTTTAAAAAGGTATAATTAAGTTTCTCTAAAACTGTTTCTAATACTTTATCTTCGTTCATATTCTTTAACTTAGTTTAATACTATAACGTAAAGTATAGTAATAGGTTCTTATTTTATTGCTTTATTTTAAGTATATTACCGCCATTAGAAGTACAGTAAGTAACTGCTTTAACTGGGCAAGTTAATTGACTTTGAAAGTAGCAACCATCACATTTACCTCCTTTGGATGATTCTACTATAAACTGTTTACCATTTATATCTATAGGCAGTTTATTCTTTATTATTCTTGCCAATTCTGGATCATTTATTGTCATTTACTTTCCCCTTTCCGTGCTTATCTAAGTAAAGCATAGCTATTGCATTCCAAGCTACAGCAGCCAAATGATTTACTTTAGTTTCTTCATCAATCTTATTTCCCTTTTCATACTCAAGTAAGTGTCTTAACATAGCTGCTTTATAACGTTGATAACCATTTTCTAAGCCTTGCCAGTTATTATCACCATACTTAATAGAACCAGCTGTATAAAGCTTTACTATGTCTTCAATTTCTTCTAATGGTAGTAAATCCCATCTTAACTTACCATCTTGAAAGTCATTCTTCTTCCCCTCTTTCATAGTAGACGTATATTTGTTCAGTACCGTAACTATAATTTTCTAGTA